CGTGCTGAAGATATTTTGGCAATGATTCGTAACCGTCAGAAACAGTAATATTGCTTGTGTCAGTGGGGGAGACGGTCCCCCACATTTTCTATGCTATCTTATCTAGACCACATTCTCTTTCCAGACCGATGTGAGGTTATTGAAATTATACCTTCACATCGGTATGTCTATGTTATTTTTAAAAATGGCTATAGTAGTTTTGATAGTTTTAAAATACTAAATTCTTGTCGAATTCTTATTAATCAACAGATTCAAAAACTAAACAATATTGACGTTATTGTAAGAAACCCAGAAGACAGGTTACCGACGGGAATTAATACATTTATACAGCATACTTTACGAGACAATCCTACTCTTGATCCGCCTACAGTAGAATGGTTTGCTTTAAACTATTTGTCTTTGAATCGTCACTACGTTTCACAATTTTCGTGGCTGTTAAATTTGGCAAGATACCTAGATGTCAACACAAAATTAAACTTTTTACCGATGGATGCTGTTGGTGAAATAACTGGAGTTGATAAAAAACCAAGAGGAGTTTCTCCGGTATCCACAGAATTAATAGAAAAAATTTCACTAATAAAAAACAATGAAATGTATCACCGAATAGACACAGTTATATTTGGTTGCATTGGCCAGACCATGACATTTGCCCAATTGTTGCAACATATTAAAACAACCGATCCAGACGCATACGTATATGTAATTGGATATGCACAACAAATTTTAAATCCAACCTATGTATTGTCCTAGACTAGATCACTTTGTTCGTTTTAATCCCAACAGCACAGTGAGTCGTTGTGGTCACATGGTCAATGCTCCAGAGTATGCTTCGTTAGCGGCTATGGAAGCAAGCTCTTGGTTGGCCAATACAAAAGAATTGTTTAAATTTGGCACATGGCCCAAGGAATGTGTGCGGTGTCAAGAAGTTGAAAAAGAAACACCCAGCAGTATAAGGATACATGCCATTGCTGTAGATGCCCTAGAGACACAAAGAGATTACTTGCAAGTGGGCGGAGTGTTAGACAACGTATGCAATGCTGCTTGTCAAACTTGTAGTCCGGAATGTAGTACCAGGATTGGTGCGTTAACCAGCAAAACTTTTCCTGTAATAGATAATAGCAACCGCTTTTGGGAGTTACCACAAGAACGTATTGTACATTTGGATATTAACGGTGGCGAACCCAGCTATAGTAAAAACTATAAACAATTATTGGCCAACCTGCCACCTAACCTACGCACACTTAGACTCAATACCAATGGCAACGTGGTACTAGAAGAACTCACAGAGATTGCCAACCGAGGCATAGAAGTCACAGTAACAGCGAGTTGTGACGGTATTGGGTCAGTGTTCGAATATGTACGTTGGCCTATCAAATGGACGACATTTTATCAAAATTTAATGACATACAAAGCTATGCCCGTTCGATTAAATCTGTGGACCACAGTCAGTGTATTGAACTTGCACGACTTGCCTAACATACAACGATTTGCAAAAGACCACGACATTGATCATGGCTATGCCTATTTAAAAGAACCCAAAGAATTAGATGTTAATAATAAGGATCAGGCGGCTGTTGATACATATATACAACGACAAAACCAATTGAGAGGCATTGAATGAAAATAGCAATAACAGGACATACCGCAGGCATTGGCCGAGCTATAGCCGAAGCATACTATGGTAATGAAATTGTTGGTCTAAGTACTCGCGAAGGCAACAACATACGCAACATACCCAAAATTGCCAATCTAATAGAACCTTGTGATATGTTTATCAACAATGCTCAGTCGGGATATGCACAAACAGAATTGTTATTTGAAATGGCTCGCCGCTGGTCGGGTACCAAGAAACACATTATTATAATCAGTACCATGATGACACAGGATCCTGTTAGTTGTATTCCCGGATTAGACATGGATCAATATCGTATTCAAAAAGTAGCGTTAGAAGAGGCTGCCAAACAGATTCGTGCCAAGCACATTGGATTAAAGATTACCATTGTTCGCCCAGGCAATGTGGCCACAAGTTCTGACAAAACAGTACCGCCTGCTGCCGATGTAGACAATTGGGCAAAAACATTGATTGACATATTTAACATGGCGGAAAAAAGAGAATTAGACATACCCGATATCAGTCTAGCACCAACATATCAATGACACCAAAAGACATACTAACCAATCCTGTATTTTGTCCAATGCCGTGGTCTGGATTGATGTATAACTCCGACGGTGCAGTTAAAAATTGTATACGTAGTACTGGGCCAATTGGTAATATACATAATAACAAAATTGAAGATATCTTACTTGGGCCAGACAATATAACAAAACAAACAAATATTGTTGAAAAAATTCCGGTGCCAACATGCCATACGTGTTATGATCTAGAACAAGGTAAAAAGGGGTTTGATCATATTAGCGATCGCGTGTTCTATATAAGAGAACTTAAACACACAGATCCCGACACTTATCGAAGCGGAAACTTTGATTTAAAAACAATTGATGTACGTTGGTCAAACACATGCAACTTTGCCTGCGTATATTGCAGTGAGGAATTTAGCAGTCGGTGGGCCGATGAAAAAAACATCACAGTATTACAACCATCGGACATTCAGCAGAACAATTTTAAAAATTATATATTTGATCATGCTCATCAGCTCAAACATGTTTATCTTGCAGGTGGCGAACCTTTGTTGATGAAACAAAATTTAGAATTACTAGATAGACTAGATCCCAATGTTAATCTACGCATTAACACCAATCTAAGTAAAGTTGATACACAAATTTTTAATCGTATTTGTAAATTTAAAAATGTACATTGGACTGTCAGTGTGGAAACCATGGCCGAAGAATTTGAATACGTACGATTCGGCGGTAATTGGCAGGATTTTTTGGATAATCTACATACAATTAATCAGTTGGGACATAAAATAACATTTAATATGTTGTATTTTATTTTAAATTATCAAAGTTTATTTGATTGTGTTAACTATTTTCAACGTCTGGGATTCCACAACAATAGTTTTGTTATAGGAGCATTGCTGACACCAGAATATTTAAATATTAGAAATTTACCAGATACAGTATTGTTAAAAATTCAAACACAACTTGAAAATCTCATTAGTCAAAATCCTAAATATCTATTAGAGGACAGCTATAAAAATTTATTGCATTATATCAAACAACCATACAAAAAAGATTTAACCAACTCTTTTACCCAGCTGGCTATCATGGATCGCCGTCGTAACCTGGACAGTAGTAAGATTTTTAAAGACCTATATACATTACATGAGTAAAGTAAATTCAATTGGATTTGCATTAGATCCCACCAACGTTCCTAGCTTTCTATTAGATTGGGAAGTAACCAAGCGATGTAACTTAGATTGCAGTTATTGTGCCACGGGCGTTGAGGAAGGATGCCACGACAATACCACTAGTCATCCTCCTTTGGCCGAATGTTTGCATACCATTGACTTTATGTACAAGTATGTTGATGCATATATGAAATATAAAAAACCAAGTCAACGCAAGGTAGTGTTGAACGTGTATGGCGGAGAAAGTTTATTTCATCCTAATATTGTAGAAATTTTAGAAGCTTGTAAAGAAAAATATCAACAGTATAAAGACAACTGGTATCTAACAATTACTTGCACAACCAATGGCGTTGTTGGAAAAGGTCAATGGGCTCAAATAGTTCCTCTGGTTGACGTATTTACTTTAAGTTACCATTCTGAAAATTTGCCTAAACAAAAACAACAATATCAAGACAATGTTTTGTATTTAAAAGAACACGCAAAACAATTCAAGTGCGTCATTATGATGCACACCAACGCAGAATATTTTAAGGATGGCGAATCAATGATTGAGTTTTGTCAGGAACACAGTATTCAATACGTTGCCAAACCACTTGACAATACTGGTCCAGAATGGACATATACTGAACCACAGTTTCAGGTGTTAAAAAACTTTTGGGTCAGTCGATCGTCAACTCTTAACCGTGCCGATTATAAAAAGACAATAGATGCTGTTGGCAATACGGCTCAAGTGCATAGTATCAATGAAGGTAGGTCCTGTTGTGGTGGACGCAAGCTAAGTCTAAATGGGGATTTAAAGAGCTTTGTTACATTCGTACCAAAGAAAGGTTTCAAAGGTTGGAGTTGTAGTGTAAACTGGTTTTTTCTGTTTGTACAACAACTGACTGGTAATGTTTATACCAACAAAGATTGTCGTATGAGCACGTCTGGCCTGGTAGAACCTCTCGGCAATCTCAGAGACTCTGACCAAATTATCAATACTTTACATCAGCAACTGGAAACAGGAACAATGCCAATAATTCAATGTAAAAAAGAAATTTGTCTGTGCGGTATTTGTGCACCAAAAGCAGAAACCCGAGAAGATTTTATGCAGTTAATTACGAGAAACGTTTCAGTTGACGTTTTTCAAAAAGAGTGTTAGTATTACACATAAGTATTAGAAAATTTTATCAAGGAAAACTATCATGGCTAAACCATTTGACGTATCAAAGTTTCGTAAAAGTATCACCAAAAGTATCGACGGTATCAGTGTTGGCTTTACAGATCCCACAGATTGGATCAGTACAAATAACTACGCATTAAACTATCTAATCTCGGGGGACTTTAACAAAGGTGTTCCACTGGGTAAAGTCACTGTGTTTGCTGGAGAGAGTGGCGCAGGTAAAAGTTTTATTTGTTCAGGTAACCTAGTAGCCAACGCACAGAAACAAGGCATTTATGTTATCCTGGTAGACAGTGAAAACGCACTTGACGAAAAATGGTTACACGCACTCAATGTAGATACCAGTGAAGATAAACTGCTCAAACTCAACATGGCCATGATCGACGATGTGGGCAAGATGATCTCAGAGTTTGTCAAAGAATACAAAACATTACCAGAAACAGAAAGACCCAAAGTCTTGTTTGTAGTAGATTCGTTGGGTATGCTACTTACCCCAACAGATGTAAATCAATTCGAAGCAGGGGACATGAAAGGTGACATGGGTCGTAAGCCCAAAGCACTAGCTGCCCTGGTACGTAATTGCGTAAACATGTTTGGTAGCTTGAATATTGGCCTAGTGACAACAGCACACACTTATGCGTCGCAAGACATGTTTGATCCAGATGACAAAATCTCAGGCGGCCAAGGCTTTATCTATGCAAGTAGTATTGTTGTTGCTATGCGTAAGTTAAAACTAAAAGAAGATGAAGATGGCAACAAGATTTCAGAAGTAAAAGGTATCCGTGCCGCTTGTAAAATTATGAAAACTCGTTACGCCAAGCCTTTTGAAAGTGTACAGGTTAAGATTCCGTATGAAGAAGGCATGAACCCGTACTCAGGCCTAGTTGACCTGTTTGAGGGCAAGGGCTTACTGGCCAAAGAAGGCAACAGTTTGGTATACACGCTGTCCACAGGCGAAATTATCAAGAAGTTCCGCAAGGCATGGGAACGAAATGAAGACGGAGCACTTGACAAAGCCATGATAGATTTTGTTGCTAACCCACATCAAAAGTCAGCGGACATTGCAGAACTAGAAGCTGAGGTGGAAGCAGTAATCGAAGAAAAACCAAAGAAGTCTAAAAAAGAGGAAACAGTAGAATGAGTATTGATGTAGAAGTTCTAAGTGAACTATATACCATTATGAAACAGTATGTTCCTGCAAAGGATCGTCAAGAGTGTGCTGATAATTTAATGAGTGTCATGGTTGATATGTTGGGCGATCAAGAGCTTAAAGAGTTTGGCGGAACCGACTCAACTCTTAAACGTGCTCTTAAAGAGTATTCAGCAGATGACGACGATATCGAAGATGTTGACGGGGATGAGTGGTAACCTGTGTGGTATAATCGAGTTGTTAGAAACCTAGGGGAAATTCCTGCGTTCATTGATTATTATGAGCAGGAATTGATTGCAGCCAGAGGTGACATCAAAATTCAAGGTAAAGTTGAAAAAGAACTCAGTAACTTGCCCGGCGAAACCGAACACAGGTTTAACCAATTACAAGAAATAGAAGCTATTCTCGAGCACCTTAATATACAATTACGCAAGATTCGCCAACGACATTATAAAAAATATCTAGAAGCCTATGCCAGAGCATTGACCAGTAGAGATGCAGAAAAATATGCAGAAGCCGAAGATGAAGTAGTTGACATGGAAACAATCATTAACGAAGTAGCACTACTACGCAATCGTTGGCTAGGTGTTATGAAGGGAATTGAATCAAAGAATTTTATGTTGGGACACGTGGTTCGACTCCGCACAGCAGGAATGGAAGACATTGTGGTATGACGGATTGGCGTCAACGTGCCGATGAGTTACTACGAGAGTTTGAGCTGTGTTGTCAGGCCAAGCCTCGACATGATGCTGTGAACATACAATTAGAAAAAGACACAGTGGCAAAGTTTGCATACCATTTAAATACACAGCGAGGTTGGGGCACAGATCATGAAGTGGCCGAAGCGTGTCATCAGTTTGAATCAAGACTCACTCAATTAAAAGAAAAATTAGTAATGGAAATCCTACAGCATGGGTCTATTTAAAAATTCGTATTACAGTCACGAACACAGTTTAGAAGTGTTAAACCTGCTGTACGGATACGACAGTTTTCTTGACAGCCTTACCAGCATAGCAGACATGGGTTGTGGTGCAGGACTGGACGCAGAATGGTGGGCCAGCCTGCAAACCAGAGATGAACCTCCTGAGCCTAGAAATTACACAGTCTATGCCATAGATCAAGACCTAACCAAGATCGATCCCGACATACTGGCCCGTAACCCAAACTTGATTCCAATTGAAAGAAATTTTGAAGAACGAGTAGTACCTAGACAGGTAGATCTGATATGGGCTCACGACAGTTTTCAGTATGCGTTAGATCCGTTTAAATGCTTGCGGATATGGAAAGAAACCTTGCAAAAAGATGGCATGTTA